TTTATGGAGTTGTAGATAAAAAAGGCTTAAGACGATTCACTGAAGTCTTTATCGTTATCGGCAGAAAGAACGGCAAGAGCACAATGCTTTCGGCTCTAGGCAATTATGGATTGCTGGGAGATAGAGAAGGCGGTCCTGAAATTGATTGCGTATCTACGAAGCGCGATGCTGCGAAGATTGTATTCAATGCTTCACGCGATATGGTTAAGCAATCGCCTTATCTCAGGAAATATATTAAATCAAGAAAATCAGATCTATATTGCGAATATAACCTCGGAGTATTTCAGCCACTATCAAGTGATTCGAATACTTTGGATGGTCTTAATCCATCAATGGTAATCCTTGACGAGTGCCATGCGATTAAAGACCGTAATTTGTATGATGTTATGAAGCAAGCTATGGCTGCAGAATCACGTGAGCAGCCATTATTCATAACCATCACAACCTCAGGCTATAACCGTGAAGGTATTTATGACGAGCTTTACGAGTATGCTGATAATGTGCTGAATGGTAACGTAATCGATGAGCATTTTCTTTCATTCGTTTACGAGCTGGAGTCAGTGGATGAAATGTTCGAAGAGGATAAATGGATCAAGGCGAATCCTGGTCTCGATTCAATTAAATCCAGAGCCAAGCTGAGGGCTAACGTAGAGAGAGCAAAGACTTCTCCGAACTATAAGCCTACGGTTATGACGAAGGATTTCAACCTGAAGAACGTAGCATCATCAAGCTGGCTCAGTTGGGAAGAGTTGAACAATGAAGAATTGTTCGACCCACAGCTTTTATATAATTCGTATGCCATAGGTGGATGCGATTTATCAAGTACGCGAGATTTAACGTGTGCTTCACTTCTCATCAGGAGAAAAGGAGATGACAAGATTTATCTTTTGCAGCATTACTTTCTTCCTGAAGAGCGAGTGGATATGCTTGAGGCTACAAGCTCAAAAGAAGCGCCTTATCGATTGTGGGAGAAGCGTGGCCTGATTACTTTATGCGAGGGTTCGCTCGTTAAGTATTCGGATATCACTAAATGGTTTTTAGAGATGCGCGACAAGTACAAGATTGATATCTGGCGACTGGGCTATGATAGAGCTTTAGCAAATTACTGGGTCGAGGAGATGAAGTCAGAGTTTGGCGATGTCATGGAAGCCGTTCCGCAGGGACCTATCACATGGACAGCTCCAATGAACGAGCTTGGCGGTATGCTTGCCGATAAAAAGGTCAATTATAACAATAATCCGATATTCAAGTGGTGTTTGACGAATACAGCTGTCAAGAAATCAGGCACCAATGAAGCAATTCAACCGATAAAAATTCAAGCTAACAGACGAATTGATGGTCTTGTTAGCTTTTTAAATGCTTACACCATTTATGTAAAGTACAGAGATGACTATCTTGCGATGGTCGGATAAGGAGAAGGAAGATGGGTCTTTTTGGACAGAGAAAAAAATCATCAATTGACAAGGAGCGCTCGAAGGCAATTCCATTCAATATCGAGACCTGGCACTATAAGAGATTCAATGGTGAGCTTCTTGATATTGATACGATTGTAGCGTGTATCGATGCGCTGGCTCGCAACCTTGCGAAGATGGAGCTGACAGCTATCCGAAAAGATAAGGACAATATTTCAATTACTGAGCGCACATCTGACGTGGCGAAGGTATTGAAAAAGCCTAATCCATATATGAGTCAGTATGACTTTATTTACAAGGTCGCTGCGATGTACTTCTCAAGTAATAATGCTTATATCTGGCCAGAATATGACAAGGACGGAAACCTTATCAATTTATGGCCGATTAATTATCGCTATACGAAGATCTACGAGAAGGATGGTGTTTATTATATTCGTTTCGAGCTGAAGGCGAATCATTATTACACCATTCCATATCGTGAAATCATCCACATGAGAAATCACTTCATGGAAGATGATATCTATGGCGATTCGAACAAAGCTTTCAGAGCTATTGCGGAGCTGATGGATGCTCAGCAGCAAGGTATCAAGGGTGGCATTAAGAATTCAGCTTTAATTCGTGGAATTCTTAAAGCTCTGCAGGTAATGAAAGAAGAGGATCTAAAAGCTGCACGCGAGAGATTCATGTCAGAGAATTTCGCTGTTGAGAATAGCGGCGGCGTGCTTATGGTCGATGGCAAGTTTGACTATACTCCAATCGAGTCGAAGCCTTATGTCGTTGATGCTGACACGATGAAGCTTGCAAAGGATGCAGCGTTTGATTATTTCGGAGTGAATGAAGAGTTCCTTCAGAACAATTTCACATCCGAGAAATATGAAGCCGTTTATGAGGGCCGTCTTGAGCCGTGGGGAATTCAATTCACTCAGGTGCTCACAGATGGTCTTTTTACATCCAGAGCTCAAAGCTTTGGCAATATGGTTTCGGCTAATATGGCCAAGCTTAAATATCAGCCATTATCAGCTGTCACGAATATGATTTCTGTCACTCGTGAGCTGGGATTATTCACTCGTGACGAGTATCGCGAGATGCTGGGCTATGAGCCTTTAGGACCTGAGCGTGGTGGCGATGAGATTATGATTGCAGTTAATAATTACCAGGCAGGTAATTCGGACGATGATGTTTTAGATCAGGAAGGAGATTCAAACAATGAATGAGAATATGGAGACTAGGCTTTTTATTGGTGCAGTAGAGAGCCGAGCATCTGAAGATGGCTCAAAGATTACCATCGAAGGTAAGCCGATTGTATTCGACCAGGCTACTGATATCGGTGGTTGGTGGGAAGAGTCAATCGCTCCTGGAGCAATCAAAGAGGATGCTCTGAAGGACGTTCGACTTCTTGTGAATCACAATTTTGATGAGCTTCCGCTTGCTAGATCAAGACGGAACACCAAAAATTCAACAATGCGACTTGCAATCGAGGAGAAGGATGTGGCCATGGAAGCCGATTTGGATTCCGCTAATCCTAGAGCACTCGAAGCAGATTCGGCAATTAAGCGAGGCGATGTCACTGGCATGAGCTTCGCTTTTATTGTAGATGGGGATGAATGGACTGATCTGGACACAGATTATCCTAAGCGTAGGATAACCTCGATTAGTCAGATTTTTGAGGTAAGTATTTGCACATTCCCCGCTTATGAAGGTACTGCTGTAGCTTCTCGTTCGCTGGATAGCGGAAAGAGAAGCCTTGCGGATGCAAGAGCTGCGCTGGAGAGCGCAAAGAAAAAGCAGGAGAAGATTTCGGAACTTAATGAGAGATTAAAGGAGATTAACTGTCATGAGTAAAGAGATGAGAGAAATTCTCGATTTGCTTCAGGCAAACGAGGAAAGAGGCAAGGCTCTTACTCCACTGGCTGAGACAGCCGAGCAGACTGAGATTGATGCCAGAGAAAAGGAACTTGCTGAGATTGCTGAAGAGCGCAAGGCTCTTATGGCAAAGAAGGAGCAGCTTGAAGCTGAGGAGCGCGCAGCTCAGATTATCAATGATAATCCTGCGGCTGCTACACCAATCGAAGAGAAGAAAGGAGATATTGTCATGGGTGACAATGAGATTCGCAACTCTAAGGAGTACATCGAAGCTTATGCAAACGCTATCCGCATGAGCGATAACAAGTTCAAAGAGTGTCGTGCTCTTTTAACTGAAAATGCTACAAATGGTACCGTTCCAGTTCCTGATGTTGTTTATGACATCATCAAGACAGCTTGGGAACGTGAAGGCATTATGCGAAGAGTTCGCAAGGCCTATATTAAGGGCAACATCAAGGTTGGTTTTGAGATTTCTGCTACTGGAGCAACAGCTCACACAGAAGGCGGCAGCGCTGTATCTGAGGAGACATTGGTGCTCGGTACTGTAGAAATCAAGCCTACTTCAATCAAGAAATGGCTCTCAATCTCTGATGAGGCTGTTGATATCGGAATGGGCGACCCAGAGGAATTCCTTCGCTACATTTACGATGAGATCACATATCAGATTGCAAAGAAGGCGGTTGATGATCTTCTCGCTCTTATCGTTGCAGCTGATACAGCTTCAACTGATACAGCTGTGGGATTACCACTTTACACAGCAACTCAGGTATCTGTTGGCCTTGCAGCTCAGGCTCTCGCATTACTTTCAGATCAGGCTGCAAATCCTATCATCGTCATGAATAAGGCTACATGGGGCACCTTCAAGGCTGCTCAGTATGCTAATAAGTTCAGCGTAGATCCATTCGAGGGTCTTGATGTTGAGTTTAACAACACAATTCCTTCATTCGATGCTGCTTCAGCTGGCGATGTTTACATGATCGTTGGCGATTTCGGTGAGGGTGCTCTCGCTAACTTCCCTAATGGCGAAGATATCGAGATCACAAAGTTCACTGATAAGGAGTTCGCTTCTAAGGATCTTGTTGGCATCCGTGGACGTATGTATGTAGGTCTTGGCATTGTAGGACCTGACTCATTCGTTCGTGTAACAAAGTAGGAGGTTAATTCATGAATATACTCATAGCTGTTCCTTCAATGGATTCCGTTCCAGCTGTGTTCGCACAATCACTTTCGATGCTGAAGAAAGTCGGCAATTGTGCTGTGGCCTTTCAGGTCGGTTCGCTCGTTTACAACTCAAGAAATGCTCTCGGAAAGAGAGCTCTTGAGATGGGCGCTGATTACGTTTTATGGCTGGATTCGGACATTATGTTTGAGCCTGAGCTCTTAGAAAATATGATGAAAACATTGACAGAAAATGATCTGGATTTTCTGACTGGCATCTATTATCGAAGAGTTGAGCCATATACGCCAGTGGTTTGCAACGAGCTTTATTTTGACGAGGAAGGCAAGTGCTTCTGGAATGACTTCAAGCAGCTTCCTGAAGGATTGTTCGAGGTTGGCGGTTGTGGCTTTGGGTGTGTTCTTATGAAGGCCGAAGTGCTTTTGGATGTTCAGGGCAGATATGGAGATATGTTCTCGCCAATTCATTTAGTTGGCGAGGACTACTCCTTCTGTTGGCGTGCCAGGGAATGCGGTTACAAGATAATCGCAGACCCTAGCATCCACCTCGGTCACGTGGGTAACACCATAATCACTAAGGCATATTATGAGGCGTTTAATCAAGCTAAGGAGAGAGAAGATGAGCGAGGAGCTTAACCTTTTAACATTTTGCAAGAAATCACTGAGGATCACATCGACTGCGTTCGATGATGAGATTGGTGTATTGATTAATGCAGCAAAAGAAGATATCAATCAGGCCACGGATAAGGAGTTCGACATTACCGATATGGTGCAGTGCAATGCTGTAGCTGTCTATGTCCAGGCTTATTTTGGCTTTGGTGATGAAAAGGCTGAAGCACGCTATCAGAATATGCTTCAAAGCATAGGTTTACGCAAGATTAAGTATGCGGGGGAGAGTGGCGATGCGTGATGAGGGATTGTTAAAGATTTACAATTTGCAAAATGCTGCATCGAGTGGTCAGAAACCCAAGGAGCAGCTGGTCTATTTAGATCAGGCTTACTATGCGGTCAAAACTATCGGTTTTAATCGCATGTATGCTTCCAAGGGGGCAAACTACCGTCTGGATAAGTTGGTACGCGTATTTGCAACGGCTCTACCAGAGGCAGCGAAGTATGTCGTGCTTGAGGATGGAAGGCAGTATCGCATTGGCGATATTAATGTGATTGTCGATGAAGATGCTTGTGATCTATCGCTTGAGAGATTGGAGAAGCTTTATGAAGTCCTTGACGAGTCTACTAACAATACCGTATGACGGGCTGAAGGCTCTCAGCTACGTTTTTCACTATGAAAAGCCTGCGGATTTTGAAGCGCCTTATGCGGTATGGCAGGAGACTGGAGAGACAGACTTTGCTTCGAATAATCGCAAGAGCGAGAGAGCTCTGGAAGGTGTAATCGATTTTTATACTCAGACAGAGAACGATTCCAAGCTGGATGAGATTGAGGGCAAGCTTGAACTTATGGGAGCAGGATGGAGTTTAACTTCTATCTCCTATGAGGAGCAGACTCAGCTCATCCATTTTCATTGGGAGTGGAGTGTGAGCTGATGGCAAAAAAGGCAATTACCACAAAGGGGTTAAATGAGACACTTGCAGCTCTTGAGGCTGTAACGAATATCACTGGTGTATCGAAGGCAGCTGTCTATGCTGGTGCTGGAGTTGTAATCGATACGATGAAAGAGGAGATTTCTACTCTGCAGGTAACGAGGTACTACGGTACTGAGCAGAAGATGCGCTATGCGTGGCCAAATGATGCGAAAGTGCTTCTTGATGCCATAGGTATTGCTAAGATTGCTGCTGACGAAACCGTCAACACAAAGGTCGGATTTGATGGATATTATGAAGCCGATAACGGCGAGAGATATCCTATTCCGCTTTTGGCCAACTCTATCAATCATGGCACGTCCTTCATGTATCGACAGCCATTTATTGATAATACTCTAAAGCGATGCTCGAAAAAGGTCATTGCTGCTATGAATGAAATTTTCGAGGAGAGCTTGAAAAAGGCTACAAAATAAATTTTGAAAGGGGAAAGAAAATGAGCGCTGTTGGAAAAGTTATCACTGGTTTTTCAAAGCCTTATGTTGCGAAGTATACCGAGTCTAGTGGCGTAGTATCTTACACAGACGGTCAGCTTCTTGCAAGAGGCGTATCAGTGTCAGCATCTCCTGAGTCAAGCGATTCAAACAATTTCTATGCGGATAACATCATCGCAGAGTCGCTTTCAGGTATGTTCACTGGTGGTCAGGTAACTCTCACAGTTGATGGTTTGCTTCAGGATGCTGAAAAGCTCATCCAGGGCTTACCAACAGCTGACGAAAACGGATTCCTTCACTATAACGATGACCAGGCTGCTCCTTATGTGGGTATTGCTTTCATCATTCGTTATATGAGCGATGGAGTGACCTATTTCACACCCGTAGTATTTACCAAGGGTAAATTCAATCAGTTGGAGTCATCTGCTGAGACTCAGGGTGAGGATGTAGAGTTCCAGACTCAGGAACTTGTTTTCAATATCATGAAAGACGATTCGTCTAAGCATGATTGGAAGCTCGTAGGTGGTGAGGAGAGTTCAGAGTCTGCAGCTGAGAATAAGATTAAAACTTATTTCAGCATTGTCAGCCCAACTCCACCAGTTACATCGTCAACACCATAGGGAGATTTTTGATAGTTAGGGGAGCACTTTGTTGCTCCCCTTTTTTACAAACTGAAAAAAGGAGAGATGCACATTATGATTAATTGTCGCGAAGAAAACCAATCCGTCCTAGATCTAAATAGTCTAGGTTTCGAGCGCACTGTCTGGGCAGAAAGAAAGCTGGCGAAGCTATGTCCTGGCAACAATATCAAAAGATTCAATGAGGTCCTTGCTACCGAGGACACGGATGCTCAGTTCGAAGCTATGGAGACCATGATTTTAATCATGCACGAAGCTTATGAGCGCAAACAGAAATTTTTGGATCCAAATTATGAAAATAAGGAGCTTACGAAGGATATGCTGGAGCTGTTAAGCGAGACAGAGCTGGCTGACCTTACGGTTAGAGCTTTTGACAGCTTCAAAAAAGACGGGGAGCAGACCGTTGAAGTTGAAGTAATAAAAAACACAAGCACCGAAGTAGCCGAATCTACATCACAGACAGCTGGCTCATCTACTTCGGACACATGCTTGGAATGAGCCGAGAAGAAACATTGAATACTAGATCAGGCGAGTTTTGGGATTTGGTAAATTGTCGAGCTATCGAGAATGGTACGGCCAAACAAAAACAGCCTAAGGTTAAGATGGATCTATTTGAGTTTTTATCATTAAAGTGAGGTCGTTATGGCTACTATTGGAGTAAAAATTGAATTAGAAGGAGCACCACAATATAACCAGAACATGCAAAATCTGACCGCGCAGACAAAGCTCTATCAAGCGCAGGTGAAGAGACTTACTGCAGAGATGGGAAGCGGTGTATCTGCATTCCAGAAGTCTATTACTCAATCAAAAGCGTTAGAGCAGCAGCTTGAGGCTCAGAAAAATCAGTCCAAGCTTTTAGAAGAGCAGATTCAAAAATCCATTGAAAAATATGGCGAAGAGTCTACTCAGGTTATCAAGCTTAAAACTCAGTACGAAAATCTGCAGACTCAGATTGCAAAGACCAATTCTGCACTTGAGGAGAACGGTGGTGTCTGGGGCGCTATTGGTGCCGAGATGGATGCCATTGGAAATAAGTGCAAAGAGGTCGGCGATAAGATATCATCTGTCGGCGATTCTCTGACTAAGGGACTTACTGCTCCGATCACGGCCTTAGGTGCTGCATCAGCGAAGGCATGGTCTGAAGTTGATGAGGGCATGGATACGATCATCAAAAAGACTGGAGCAACGGGTGAAGCCTTGGAAGGCTTGACTCAAGTTGCTGAGAATATTGCCACATCAATTCCTACGAGTTTCGATGAGGTTGGAAATGCTGTCGGCGAGGTCAATACGAGATTTGGCTTGACTGGAGACGAGCTTGAGGATTTATCAAAACAGTTCATTGAGTTTGCAGATCTGAACGGCACATCCGTTTCAAATTCTATTGATAATGTTCAGGCTGCTATGGCTGCGTTTAATCTGGATGCAACCGAGGCAGGGACTGTCCTTGATATCTTGAATAAAGCAGGTCAGGACACTGGTATTTCTGTCGATACGCTTGCAAGTAATCTCCTATCGAGCGCATCGGCTATGACTGAGATGGGATTTGATATCAATGAGGCTGCAGGATTTATCGCAAACCTTGAGAAGAATGGTGTCGATGCAAGCTCAACGATGTCAGGATTGAAGAAGGCTTTTGCTAACGCTGCGAAGGATGGTATCTCGATGGAAGATGCTCTAAAAGATTTAGAGACTTCTCTGAAGGACACATCTGGCGAGACCAATGCAACCGAGACGGCCATTGAATTATTTGGTGCGAAGGCTGGACCTGCGATTGCGAAAGCTGTCCAGGAAGGAAAGCTCTCGTTTGATAGCGCGGCCAATTCTATCAAGGATTTTGGTGATAGTGTTGGCTCGACTTTTGATGCTACGGTTGACCCGATAGATGAATTCCAGGTCAATATGAATAAGCTGAAGCTTGTGGGGGCTGATGTAATTAATACGGCGGCACCACTTATCTCCAATGCGATGGAGAAGATGGCAGAGGTGATTCAGAAGGTATCTGATGCGTGGAATGGTTTGTCTGAAGATCAGCAGCAGATGATTATTAACGTAGCTCTTGTGGTGGCTGCTATCGGTCCAGTGCTTTCGATTGTAGGTCGAGTGGTTAGCTCGTTATCGACTGTTTTTAGTATTGGAAGCACGATTGCGGGATTTATTCCTACGATAATATCAGCCGTGTCAACGGTGGGAACTGTCCTGATGGGTACGGTTATACCCGCAATTGGCGGCGTTATTGCGGCGCTGGTTCCATTTTTGCCTATTATTGCAGCAGTAGCTGCAGCTGTGGCTGCTATTGTTTTAGTAGTCAAAAACTGGGGAACTATAACCGACTGGCTGACTGAAAAATGGGAAGCATTTACAAGTTATATCTCCGAGAAAGTTGCTGCGATTCAGACATTTTTCGAAGAGCACTTCGGCATATTTGGCGAGCTCGTATCGACAAAAATCGAGATTGTAAAAATTATCATTCAAACTGCAATCGAGGTCATTAAAACTATTTTCATCACATTTGGTCAGGTTCTCAAAGCATTGTTCACTGGAGACTGGCAGGCAATCGGCGATATCTTATCGAAAGCTTGGGAGTCTATCAAGCAGACGATTAAGGATGGAATTGCCAAAATCAAGCAGACGATTCAGCAGCTTCTGCAGAGTATAAAAGATAAATTCACAGAGCTGAAGAATTTAGGCAAGGAATGGGGCGAGCATCTGATTCAGAATTTCATCGATGGTGTCATGGCTAAGTGGGAAGCCTTAAAGCAGACCGTTGCAAACGTAGCCAATACCGTTAAGGATTTCCTTGGCTTTACAGAGCCAAAAGAAGGTCCACTCCACAATTTTAATTCATGGCCAAGGCACATGATGGAGAATTATGCGAATGGTATTGAGGAAGCAAGATTTTTAGTTCGTGATGCGGTCAATAATGTAGCGCAGGATGTCACTATTATGGCCAATCCTATGGATGTTAATCAGATTTATGATGCGGTTAGATCTGGAGCATCAGATGCAACTTTAAACGTAGCCATTGGAGAAAGAGAGTTCTCAAGGACTCTCAGAAGTTTGGGGGTACAGTTCTAATGCCAAACATTAAGTATGTATCAAGTGATGGAGTAGAGTTTAATCTATTATCCTTCGATTCTACTAAGCTTAAAAAAGCCGATTTTCATAAGGTGGCATGGTCGCCTGAGACGTTAGCGAAGCAATATGGCACTGTCATTAATCGCTTTACGAAGTCAGCTCAGACCTATGATTGCACGTTCTATTTCAAGGGCAATGCTGCCGATAGAAAGCAGAAAATTGATGATTTTATTTATCAGACTGAGAAGGATATTGCTGTACTTAAACCAGGGCGAATCTACTGGGATGAGCAATATATCGAGGCTTACCTTACTGTCCACGATACTCATCCCGTAGATGATGGAAAGCTATGGACGGAGATAGTAGGTCAGTTTTACTGCGCTTATCCGTTTTGGATTGAAGAGAAAACACTTATCATCCGTCCTTCAGAGCAGTCTACATCAGGGCTTCCTGATAATGTCAAAGGTTTTCCTGAAGATAGAAGCTTCGTGTATGGATATGAGTATGCCTATCCTTATGCTGGCACGGCTGTAGCTTTCACAGCTGATTCGGCTTTGAGTTCTAACTTCAGAGCTATCATCTATGGTCCATGTAATGACGTGCAGTTCTTTATTGCTGGCCATAAATATAAGATTGATTATGGTCTTAGAAATGAGCAGTACATGGTTATCGATACGAGAGATTATTTGGCTATCGAGGATAGATGCTACGTGGTTTCAGAGAATGGAAGCCACTTGAACGTATTTGACTATCGTGATCCAGAGAGTCTTTTGTTCCACAAGATTCCACCTGGACCTAACGTATTGAATTATGCACGTACTTATGGAATAGATCTGACTCTATTCCAGGAGAGGAGTGCGCCTAAATGATTGTATTGGATTCCTATCTCCATGAGCTTGGAGAGATTGAGACTGATATTGATATCGAATACGGCACGTCAGAGGATTCGACCAATGATTTTGAGGTGACGGATGCTCAGATGCAGAATGTTGCTGCAGGTGGGTTTTACATTCCTGGCACTGAAATCGGTGGGCTTTTTGATTACGTGAAAATCAATTCTGATTCAGATTTTCGCGTTTACAAGGGATTTACGTGGCGTGGCCTTCTTAAGAATTCGATTATCATGCCTGATGCTGGAGAAGATTATAAGATTGTGTCAGGTGATGCGAATGTCGTGATTTCTAATATGCTTAGCGGTCTTTTTGGCGGTATCTTTTCTGTGTCTGCAGAGGACTCAGGATTGACTCTGAACAATTATCAGTTTCCGCTTTATATCAATCTTTTGGATGGTATTGAGGGGATGCTTGAAA